CGGTATGAGAGCGTCCCGCCGATGGTCGTGATCGGGCCGGTGAAGGCCGGTCGGCCGTCTGAGCCGGTCAGGGCCGACGCCTTGGCCTTGACGATGATGAACGGGCCGGATGGGCTTGCCTTGTACAGCCATGGCCGTCGTGCCGGGTCGATTCGCGTGCTGTTGAACGTCACTGTCTCCGGCACCATGCGCAGGTCGTGCGATTCGAGCCATTGCGCGATGTTGGCGCGGTCCGTGTCACTGACGTTCGAGGTGCCGCCGCTGTTCCATACGCCGCCCGAGTCGTCCACGGCGAGCATGTCGGAATCGATGGTGAGGCTCTTCTGCATGGCGGTCAATTGGGGTGGCAGACGGTTCTGGGCTCCCATCGTGATCTCCACGTCGTCGAAAGAGAGCTTGCCGTTGTCCGATTTGACGCGTTTCGCGTTGATGACGACCTGTGTCAAAGGTTCGGTGATGCTCAGATCCGTCGATGCTTCGATGTCGGCCGCTGAGAGTGCGTGTCGTGTCTCTCCGTCGGTGAAGACGTTGAGTCGGCCATCGTTTGACAGGTGCACGGCGATCGGGTCGGCGAGGAACAGCGGTCTGATGGTCGATGCCGCGCCGTCGTAGACCTCATGCCATTGCGGGAGTCGTGGCCCGGCGGTGAGCCGGTGCAGCAGATCGAGCTGCGATGGATGGTCGGATGGCGTGCATGGTGCGACGCTTGACGGCAGGGCGAGCCCGTCCAGTTGGGCTTCCGGCGCTCCCTGCTCCGAGGCCCTGCGGTTCATCTCCTTGAGGCGTGCGGATGGCGTGCCTATCCAGTGCGCGCCGTCCCATTTCGCGGCCGTGTCTGTCGGTCCTTGGGATTGCAGGCGCTTCCACACGGACATCCTCGATGTGGCGGAGAGTTTGAGCAGCCACCCGCCGCCGGTGGCCGGTTCGATGCTGCCGCCGGTGGAGACGGTGCCGGCGAACATTGTTTCGGCGGGCGAGTCGGTGGATTCCGGCGAGTCGGGGGAGTAGGCGCGGTGCAGCGAGCCGATCGGGATACGCAGATCTTCCCAGCCGCCCATCGACGGCTGAAGATCTTGCCATCTGGGTTGATCGGAGAACTGCACGATCACCTTCATGCCGGCCAATGTCAATGCCTGGCCGGCGAGTCTTCCGGTGCGGTCGCGGAGGGTGAATGACATCACGGCAGGTTCGGGCTGTTCGTCGATGCTGTCGCTTCCCCAGTCGATGGTGAACGAGTCGAGGGCTGCGATGTCCTTGGCTGAGTCGTTCACCGGTGTCCAGCCGTTGCCGGTGTCGATGAACATGAAGCACTGCTGCATCATGACCTCCTTGCGTCGTAGTCGGCCAGGAGCCGTTTGATGGCCTTGGCGGTGCCGTCCTTGTCGATGACCTCGCCGTTGATCTCCACGTTCCAGGTGTTGACCACGGCTGGCGTGGCCGTGTTGCCTTGTGCGGAGAGGTTGAGGGGCATGGCCGCGAGTCTGCGGTTGGCGCGGCTGATAGCGGTTTCAACATTGCTGTCGAACCCGGTGTTGAGGCCCTGGGCGAAACCGGTCATGATGGCCTGGCCGGCGGGGATGAGCAGGCGACGGTCGTAGCTGATCGGGCCCTTGTGGGCCTTGATCCAGTCGCCGATGCCGCTGATCCAGCCGGTCACGTTGCTCCACATCGATTTGAGGCCGTTGAGGAATCCGCTGATGATGCTCGCGCCGGCGTTGTACAGGATGCTGCCGGCGCTGCCGAAGAACCCGGCTATGGAGCCTGGCAGTCCGCGGAACCAGCCGACTACGCCGTTCCACGCGTTCCTTGCCCCGTTCGCTGCCGAGTTGAAGATGTTGACGATGGTGGAGCCGAGACCGGAGAAGAAGCCGATGATGCCCTGCACGCAGCTGGAAAGGTAACTCGTGAAGCTCGACCAGACGGCCTTGCCGGTGTTGGTGCAGGTGAAAAAGTAGGTGAGTCCGGCCACGAGCGCTGCGATGAGCGTGATGACCAGCATGATCGGGTTCGCGCCCATGACGGCGTTGAGCAGCGCCTGTGCGGCCGCGGCCAGCTGCATGGCCGTGGTAACGGCGGTGACGACTGCGACGGCTCCGCCGACCGCGGCCACGAGAGGGGTCACAAGATCCAGATTCTGACTGATCCAGTTGCCGGCGGTCTTCAGCCAGCCGCCGACCGTCTGCGCTGCCGTGGCGACGGCGTTGAGCATGTTGCCGAAGGCCACGCCGGCCGGTTGTCCTCCGGTCATCGCGTCCACGACGGCCATGATGCCGGTCCACAATGATTGCAGGCCGCCATCGACCGACTGTGCGGCCGTCTGCAATGCGGTGAACGCCCCGGTGTCCTTGACCTGTGCGAAGAACGTCTGTAATCCCTGCGTGCCGGTCTGCGCGAGGTTTGTGACTGCCGTCGCGGCCGCGTTGATGCCGCCGGTGACGGCCGGTTTGAAGAGGTTGAAGGCGTCGGTCAGACCGCCGGTGACGGCTGCTTCGAGGTTTCCCATGGCTCCCTCGATGGTGCTGGTCGATGTCGCGGCCTGTTTCGCCACGTCGGTCATGCCGAGGTCCATGAGCGCCTTGTTGAACTCGTCTGCGGTGATCTCGCCCTTGGACATGGCGTCGCGGAAGTTGCCCGTGTACGAGCCGTTCTTCAGCAGCGCCTCCTGGAGTTTGCCGGACGCGCCAGGGATGGCGTCGGCGAGTTGGTTCCAGTTCTCCGTGGTGAGTTTTCCCGCGCCGGCGGTCTGCGTGAGCATCATCGCGACGCTTTTGAAACTGTCGGCGTTGCCTCCGGCGACGGCGTTGAGGTTTCCTGCGGCTTCGGTCAGTTCCATGTAGTTGCCGATGCCGTTTGCCGCGAGCTGCGCGGTGGTGTTCTGGATGTCATCGAGGCCGTACACGGTGGCGTCGGCGTATTTGCGTGTTTCCTTCGCTGCTGCCTGCACGGCTTTGGTGTCGATGCCGGCGAAGCTCATGGTGTTCATGAACTTGTCGGTGCTGTCCGACATGTTCACCACGTCGCCGGCGAAGCCCTTGACCGTGTCCCACAGCGCGGTCACGCCCTTGACGGCCAATCCGCCGATGGCGCTGCCGAAAGCGGCCGCCTTCGTGGTGGTCTTCTCGAACGCCTTGACGGCATCATCGGCGTTGCCGGTGATGCGCACGCTCATGATCGCGCTGTGCGCCATGGTTCACTCCTTCGGTGTTTCTTCCGCTTCCTTGAGCAGTTCGGCCAGTCCGGTGCCCCAATCCAATTCGTCGGCCTCGTTCCTCCATTGCCATGGCGTGCCGCCGAAACGGCTTGCCAGGAGGAACGAGAGACGGCCGAGCGAGGCTTGGGGCCACGCGGCTAGTCCGTAGGGTTTCCTTCTTCCGGCTCCTCCTTCGGTGCCGCAAGGTCGAAGGACGCCACGGTGTCCAGCCAATGCTCGAAATCAGGCATGGTGCGGCCGGCCATGCGCAGGGCCGCGTAGGCCGCGTAGGCGCCGGAACGGACGGGTGACTGGGTGATGGGTCCCCAGCCGGCCTCGATGGCGTGCGCCTCGGCCTTGCATGTCGCGCGCATCGTGATCGGCACGAGTTCGCTGGTACCGTCCGTGTAGGTAATTCTTGTGGTTGCCATTATTTTCCTTTCACTTGCTTCAATGTCTTGTCAATGAAGTCCTTGTAGACCTTTTGCCATTGGCTCTCGGTGGAGGCGACGCCGTTGTTGACGAAGAGCCGTGGCCGGATGTGCCGTTTCGGCCAGCCGTAATTGATTGGGCCCGCGTATGGCACGGCCTTGCGGCCGGCGCGGATGACGCCGGCGCGTTTCGTCGCTCCGACACGCAGGCTGCCGGCCAGCCGGCCGGTCTTGCCTCGTGTGGCGAGGTTGCGGACGGCGGGCAGTGCGATCTGCGCGGCCTCGCGGTTCACTTCCTTCAGGTCGTCCATGTCCGCGCCGGCCTTGCGCATCGTCTGTACGAAGCGTTTCTGGCCGACGACCATCAATGCCTTGCCGGCCATCACTTGCCCGTGTACGGTGCGTGGGCGACGTTCGTGACGGCGAAGCTCAGATCGTTCGTGTTCTTCGATTTGACGTCGCCGCCGATGGCGATTGGCGCGATGGTGACGTTGAAGGTCCACTGGATCTTGCCGGTCTGGTTCGGGACGAACTGGGCCGGCAGCGTCTCGCCTTTGTGGTCGAAGAGCCAGACGGCCAGACCGTCCTCGCTGAAGTCGTCGCCGACGGTGCCCTCGAACGTCCACGTGGTCGTGGTGTTCGTTTCCTCGGAACCGTCCAGGAACGTCGTCGGGTCGTCGCTGCTGTTCGACGGGTTCAATTGCGCCTTGGTCAGGTCGGCGCTGAAGTCCCTGCCGTTTGCGGTGTCGGTGATTTTGAAGATGCCTGGTCCGAGCGTGCGGATCTTTCCAGCCATGATTGTTTTCCTTTCCTTGTCTTATTCGGTTTCCAGAGCGTTCAACGTGACCTGGTAGGCGGCGAGCGTGCCGGCCCCTGCGAGGTTCCATGTCGCAGGCGTGGCCTTATGGAGGTTCAGGCCACGTTCGGCGAGCCGGTCGAGCGCTGTGAGGATGTCATCGACTGCGGATGGCTGCGTGGCCGGCGTGCCGGCGATGACGTCCAACGTCCAGACCGGTTCCGGCGGGCCCCATGACGGCCATTCCACGGCCGGCGGTTCGATGAACACGGCCACCTTGCCGGCGGCCGGGCGCACCAGCTGGGCGTCGATGCTGATACTGCTCACGAGCCCGTCGAGCATGTCGACGAGCGTGTCCATGAGGGCGGCGCGTTGTTCCTGGATGTTCATGCGATCACCAGCCCGCCGGTGTTCACGCCCGCCGCCTTGAGTTTCGGCCAGACCGAGCGGAGCGGGTCGGTGGAGATCCTGAACGGTTCCACAGTCGAATCGCCCACGTCCATGACGCCCAGCCGGGCGTCGCGGCTGTTGTACAGATCCGCCGCGCACGACACAATGCAATCGGCCAGCACTTCGTCCTTGATGGATGCCGCGCCCACGGCGCTTGCCACATACGCCTTGGCGGCGGCCAGCTTCGCGGTTAGTCGTTCATCGTCACCGCTTGGCACGCCCACTTCGTCGCGAAGCTGGGCCAACAACTGTTCGTCGTTCATGCGGCACATCATGCGGCAGCGAACTTGACAGGCAACAAGCCGTCGGTGAAGGTCGCGGCCACGGCCATGTACCCGTACACCGAATAGTTGTCCACGATGTTCACTGGGTCGGTGTTGGAAAGCTGGGTGGGGCCGCCGCTCTCCCACACGGTGACGGCGGTCGGGTCGATGAACGCGGCGGTGCCGGTCGGGGCCTTCGGCAGCAAGTACACCGACACGCGCATGATGTCGCCCACCACGCCGGTGACGTCGAAAGCGCCGATGGTATCCGACCCCTTGCCGGAAATGTCCATGAACCGGTTGCCCGAGTCCTTGAGCTTGATAAGGGCCAGCGCCACGTCCTTGGAAACGCCCAGACGGGTCATGGCCGCGTTCCTATCGTCCATCACCTCGGCGGCGTCAAGGATAAGGCCGGCCCACTGGTCTGTCGTCATGTCGTTCAAAGCGGCCGGAGCCGTGATGTTGTTCGGGTTGTCGGTCGCGTCGCGCTGGGACTTGATGAGGTCGTACAGGTAGGTGCGCACGGCGTTTTCGGTGGACTTCGCGTAGGCGTTGTTCAGGGCCTTCAGCGCCGTGTTGAGCATGGGGGTGGTGCTGCGCTCGATGGTCTGGCGCGAAAGCGTGGTGTAGCCGCCATAAGTGTTGATGTCGGCGGTCTTGGTGCCGAACTTCACCTTGCCGAAGGTCAGGGCCGCGCCCTCGGCGGTCTGCTTGTCCACGGCCGTGGTGTCCTCGGAGACCACGTTGTATTCCATGCTCATACCGGTGGCCGGCAGCGTGTCGCGGGTGAGGATGTTCGTCACCTTGCGGCGCTGTTCGATCAGGCGCAAGTCATCGGCAATCCATGCCACGGTGTTGCCGGTGTCGCCGGTAACGATGGCGTCGCGGGTCTGGCGCATAAGGTCGATGGCGGCCGCGTGGTTGGCGTCGCGTTCGTCGCTCAGCGCCTTGAGATAGTCGCCGGCGGTGCGGAACTCGCCGCCCAGCTCGGCCGGCGGGGTGGTCTGGATGCCGGCGGCCACGGCGGCCTTGATGCCGCGCAGTTCCTCACTGAACGCCTCCAAGCGTTCGTTCATGGCGTTATCGCGCTGTTCGTTGTTGGTGTTGTCGCCCATAACGGGTGCCTCCATTCCTTCGTCGTTGTTGTTGGTTGTGATGGTCTGGGAACGCTGGCCGGTGATTTCGGCGGCCGGATACGCGGGGATGCCGGTAACGGCCACCTCGAACAGGTCGATTGCCCTACGGTGGACTTCGGTAACGCCGTCGTCCGAGTCGATAACCCTGTTTTCCACCGGCCTGAAGCCGATGCTGAAGCCGTCGTAGACGCCTTCACGCACCAGTTCGGCGGCCTCGCGCCCGCTTTCGGTGTCGGCCAGCTTCGCCACGACGTGCAAGCCGTCCGCTTCGCGGCGCATGTCGGTCAGCTTGCCGATAAGGTCGCCATGCTCGCGGCTCACTTTCACGGTCTTGCGGGTGCCGAAGTCGCAATCGGGGTCTATCACCTCGGCGTAATCACTGAACAGCGCATATCGCTGATTGAAGGGCACGGCCACGCCCTCCAAGGTCATGCCGTCGCCGGTGTCGCCGGTGTCACGCAAGCGTAGGCCGGTGACGTTGAGCGTGCGCGCCTCCATAAGCCTTTCGTCGTGCTCATTGCTCATTGGTGGTTTCTCCGATCTGTTGAATCTGGGCCGCCTGTTCGGGCGTCAACGGCGGCAAGCCCTCGCGGTCGCGCACGTCGTCCACGGTGAGCCACCCGGAGCCGATGGCGGTCTTGTAGGCGTTGTAACGGTCGGCCATATCGGCGCGGCGCGAACTATCCCAGTCGAAGCGCACAACGCGGCCACGCGGTAGCAAAGAACTTAGAAGTTCCTCGATCTCGCCCGTGTAGGCGGCCAGCGTGTAGTCCGCAAACTCAATCCACGATTGCTCGATGTTGGAATAGGTGAGGTTGCTGCCGTCCACGGCGGCAAGCATGATGCTGGCCGGGATGCCCAACAGGCGGGCGATCTGGGTGGTGTCGAACTTCTGTGTTTCCAAAAACTGAAGGTCGGCCGGCTTCATGTCCAAGGGCACATAGGTTAGGTTGCTGCCAACCACCTTGATGTCTCCGGCCTTGCCGGCCTTGCCCCAATCGTCCTTCGCCTGTTTCGCGCTGTCGGGCGTGATCTTCTGGTCGCTCTTCAGATAGCCCTTAACGTTGCTGCTATCGGTGTAGAACCGGGCCTTGTAGTCGCGGGCCATCTTCGCGCCCTCCACCTCTTCGCGCGCCGCCGAAATGGGGCCAAGGCCACGCAACCGGCCGGGAACGTTCAGGAACTTCAGGTGTGTGATTTCATCCGGCGTGTACTCGCGGCCAAGATACGAATAGCGAAGCACCGGCGCGGCGGGGTCGCGGCCATCGTCGCGCACGGTCACCAGAGACGGCGGCAAGACTTGGCACGACACCACTTCGCCGTCATAGCGCAGTTTGCGAACGAACGCGTTGCCGTCCAAGCACAGCGACGCCACGATGTCGCTTATGAAGTCGCGGCGGCTTCGGTTGGCGTCCGGGCGGTCGATGATGGACGTAAGCGTGTTGAGTTTCACGCCGCCGCGCATTTCGTGCAACGGCAAGCCGGCGATTGCGGTCTGGAGCACCTGGACGCCACGGAATACGGTGGACAGTTGCAGCGGGTCATACGCGGCCGTGCGGCTTGGCGGCATTATCTCGGCCGGCATGTCGTCCACGGCGGCCACGCCGCGCGTGATGATCTTGCCGGCGAAGCGTAGCCGCTGAAAAAAACCGAAGTCGTTCATGCGACACATCATGCGCGCTCACGCATGGCCGTGGCGAGTGGCGCGCGCCATTGCCTGCCACAGTCCGCCACAGCCGTACATGGTCAGAATATTTGCAACGGCCCTTCGGGTTCGGGCCGGTGGGATACGCCCCACGCGGCAAGCATGGCGCTTTCGAGCGGTGATGTCTTGCCGGTGCTGCCGCGCCGTGATATGCGCCAAGCGTCGCCGCTCCATGCGCGCGCGCTGTTCGCCGCGCTGGCGTCCAGCTCGGTGTCGGCCGCGTGCCGCACGGTGCCGTTCTCAAGGCCGCTCACGAACGCCTGGCCCACGCTGAGAAAATCGCCGGCTTGCATGTCCACGAAACGCACAACCGGGTCGCCGTTGATGTCGGCCAACGCCTTCAGCCGGTCGCACAAGTCGCCGTTCGGTCCGCGCGAGTCCATGCACAGGGGCGCGTCGTAGGTGGCGCACAGCCTGGTTATCTCATTGGGTGCCGCGCCGGTGCCGTCCAGCACCTTGAGCAACTGCACGTTAACGGTGCCGTCGTGTTCCAATATTCCGGCGCTAATCGCCGTGTGGGTGGCGTCAACGTCCACGGCGGCACCGAACACCACGGGGCGGCCGGCCAAGTCGCCGGGCGCTATCGGCCAGCATGTGGTGGCGTTCCACAGGTCGGCCGATATGATGCGCTCGGCTATGCCCACGTCGCGCCGGTTGGCGAAGGCTCGCGCCCAACCGGCCTTGTTGTCCCCGAACTGCTGGCGGAAGTCGGCCAACTGGCGCAAGTCCCACAACAGGCCGGCGGCCGGGTGCCATCGTGCCACGGCCTTGAGGTCTTCGGGGTCTTCGTCGTCGGGCAAGCCGAAGTCGAACCACGCCGTGCGTTCGGGCACGTCGCCGGCGCGCAAGCCGTCCAACAGAGTGTTGAAGAACGTCGAAGCGGCCGTGCCTTCGGTCGAGGTAATCCACATTTGAGGTTGCACGCCGGTGAACCTTAAGCGGGTGTTCATGGTCGGCCCCAAGCCGTCCAAGATCATATAGCCGGCCTCTTCGGTCAGGCTAAAAGCCTCGTCCAGGGTGAATTTGTCCATCTGCACGCCGTGGCCGGCCACCTTCGTGACGGCCAAAGGGCGTATGAAGCTGCCGTTGGCGAACCGCTGTTCCATGCCGCCGTTGCTCAGTCGTGGCTTCAGGGCCAGCGGTGCCAGCCGGCTGTCCCTCAGTTGCTTCACGTATTCCTTGAAATGCTGTTCGGCGTCCTTGCCGGTCTGGGCAAGGTAATAGATCTTCCTATCGCGTCCAAGCTGGGCGTTGCGCGTGTCCTCGGTGTCTATCAACGTGCTTTTGCCGCACTGGCGGGGCGTGGTAAGCACGATGGTGTCATACCGGTACGTGCCTGTGGCGTCGTCCAGTTCGCCGGCCACGTCCGCGACGTACCGTTGCCAAGGCAACAACGGTTTGCCCAACAGTTCGGCAGTGCGCGCCACCACGTTGCCGTCTGTGCGGCGCGATGGGTCGCGGCGCGTTCCGGCTCGCATAAGCGGCGGTTCCCTGGTCATGCCTTCGCCTCGGCCAAGTAGGCGGCCACGTCTTCGTCCACCTTCGGTTCCGGCGGGTACATGTCCTGAAGGCGCTGCACGTTGTCCAGGTACGTGTTCATGTTGCGGCTGATCTCCTTGCCGGCGTTGCGCTGTGTGTCGATGTTCTGGGCCAAGGACAACAGGCTGGCGCATAGCGTGGTGGCGAACGGGTCAAGGTCGCCGCCCGAACGCTCGGTAAGGCTCTCGATCAGCCGACGGGTGGCCTTTTCCTGTTGCCCGACGTGCCGGCCGGCGGTATCGTCGAAAATGTCGAACGTGTTTTGGCTCATTTATCCGTATCCTTTCTTTTCCTTGATGTTCCAACGTTTTCGTGCCGTTTTTTCTCCCGTGTTGGGGGGAGAAAAAACTGGGCGCGGGGTCTTTCCCAGCGCCGCGAGTTTAAAAAATCACCATTCCGGGCGCGACGATGGCACCGAAGATGGCATGGAACGCAAGCCAAGGGCCGCGAGTCGCTGGCGGCG